CACCAAGTCAGTTCGGGATATGCAGAGACTTCGAGATGAAGCTTGGAACGTAGGCAACTACTCAGCCGCTATAAAGGCAGAAGAGCTTCGCCTGAAGGTCACGGGGCTTATGGTCAATAGAAGCCACGTCACGCACGAAAATTTGGACGCTATGAGCCGAGAAGACATAGCCCTTAAACTGCAAGAGTTTATGGATCGTGCTAAAACACGCATGGTGGATGTCACGCCCAGCGAAAATTCAGAAAATACCATAAATCACGAAACAATCCCTATAACGAATTGTAATCCAGAGTAGAGAATTGTTCGGGAAAACAATCGGGGGTGGCCCGGACGACCCCCTGGAGGCCCCTAATTGTTCGGGTTATCGGGACATAACCTTCGGGATTTCCGAAACTATGCGGGTTTTTGCCTGGGATCGGGACTCCAGCAGCGGGTATAACCCGATGAATTGTTCGGGTTAGCTGCACCGGACCAAACGTTATTTTTAAGCAGCGGGCCATCCGAACATTTGTTCGGGATCGGGGCTGCATCGGGACTATTACCCAGGCGCTGACCAGGGAGGCTGCCTACTGCTGTGTTATTATTACCTGTAGTATTTTAAACCGGGGCAGCAGTCGGAACATTTGTTCGGGATATCAACCGGATTCAGCCTGGCTGCCGGAGTTTTACCTGGGCGGGACCAGGACTGCAGCTTGAATCGGGCCTCGGATCGGAACAATTGTTTGGTTATTGCCCAGCTGCCTGGCCGACTGCTGTGTTTTCTACACCTGTAGTTTTTTTACCCAGGCGGTTGCTGCGGGAACCGGGCCGAATCGGGAACAATTGTTCGGGTTTAGCGCTGCAGTCCCCCGGTTACCCAGGCAGCTAGATTACCTACAGCGGTATTTTGTGTACCTGTGGTTACTGCAGCGCCAGCTCCCGGTTAGAACCCGAACAATTGTTCGTGTTCTTGCAGCCAGCAGCCAGGTGCAGCTCGAAGTTACCCAGGTTAATTTTTTTTTGGTTGATGTGTTTTTTTATGTTGACAGTTATAAATGTATGGGATAGGGTGGGAACACCACAAGAAAAGGAATCATTACAATGACAAAGAAAGAACAAATTAGAAGAGATTTAGAGGCTACTATTATTACTGACGACAACAGCCCAACAAGAAGATTTTTCAGATGTTGGCTTGATGGGTCGTATCTAGGTGAACAACATTACAAACGCAATAAATCCTATATTAAAGAGAACCTAAGCAACAAAGGTCGCTTACGTTCGTTCGTAATTGCTGAGTTCGCCAAGTACATTGCACATGATGGCGACTGTTCCCCAAGCTATGCGCGTTGTATTGTTTTGGAAAAGATTGGCAGAGATAATATTGAAGCCCTCAACGATAAACTTATTGAAGATGCGCGGGAGTTGGTAGCATGAGCTTTTTAGAAACTAAATATCTTTACATGGCTTACGGTATGAATACAAATAAGAGGGCGATGGAGGCACGTTGCCCCCTAGCCAAACCAATGGGCGGATTTTATTTGCCCAATTACCGCCTCGTATTTAGAGGCGTGGCTGACATTGTGCCAGAAGATGGAGGAGTTGTTCCCGTTGTTCTCTGGTCTATCACGGGCAAGTGCTTGCAAGCTTTGGACAGATTAGAGGGATATCCTCACCTGTACACACGACGCAAGATTAATCACGGCTGGCTTACGTACATGATGCAAGATAAGACACAAATTTCTAAGCCTAATCATAACTACTATAGAATGATTGAAGAAGGATATAAAGATTTCGGCCTTGATGATGGGGCATTATCTCAGGCATCGGACGACGCTGGCGGGGACTTCTATCGCTCCCGCCACTTCAGAGATGTTCGGGTTGACTCACGCTATGGGAAACCCAGTAAGTTTAAATCAGACTGGATCGCAGACGCTATGCAATCGGGCAAGATGAGCCGAGAACAAGCAGAGTATAGCTGGAACCAGCAAGAATATCGGGATTCGTAACAATCGGAATCGGGATCGGATCGGGGTCGGGCTTTAATCAGTCCGACCCTTTTTATATATACACATATATACATACATATACACACATACACACACGTTCATTATAATTAAAAAAAACCGATTTTTTGAGTTTAATCAAAACCCGAACAATTGTTCTTATTTCATTAAATCCCACAAAGTACTTGCAATTCCCATAAATGCTGATATTAAGGTTGTACCACAAACAAACAAAGGAAAGAAACAATGTTTACATTTGGAATAGAAATAGAAACAAGCGGTCAAAGCATAACCGAAATTAAAAATGCATTAAGACACAATGAAATTAATGGTTGCATCGTTAAACCCGATGGAACACCAAGCGTCGATTGTGAAATCGTATTGCCACCATTACCAGTTTGTGACTTCTCATTTGATTACATTAAAAAAGTTTGTCGCGTATTGCAAAACATTGGTTGTAGAATAAACAGACAATGTGGTTTACACGTTCACATCTCAAACGCTCAAACGCTACGAAACAACCCAACAGATCTAGCAAGTAGAAGTATCCAATACACTGAAAGAACTGGTCGCTTCATTGGTGGTTCTGAATTCTTTGGTGATCCAATGGACGCGGTAGCGGTCAAAGACATCATGACTAGATATGCTAACGCTCAACCAATAATCAATTCAATGTTTCCTAGTTCACGAACAAGCAATCGTTACTGTAACGTAATGAGAACAAACAGACTAGACACCGCTAGAACCATTGAGCAATTACGCGACGCGACAACAGGCAAGTTTTCAGTGATCAATCTCAATCATTGGAGAAATGGTACAATTGAATTCAGACAAGCAAGCGGTACAATTGAAGCGGACAAAATCATTAATTGGGTTTTGTTCCTAATTAACCTTGTTCACCACACTATTGAAAATAGAATTGAGAATGGTCAAAGTTCTGAGACAATTTCAACACCCGATCAATTGTTTAGATCCGGTTCTAGGATTGGTTTGATTTACTCAATGTGCCGTTCAACTGGTGGCTGTGATGTCCACGACCTAATGAACGCGACTGGAACAACAGCAATCAATATCCGCGCCAGAATATCTGAGATTAGAGCGCGACTATCAGACGGCGCGGTAGTTACTCACACCATGCAAGCGAATGGTAATTCATACGGCGACGGTCAAGACTTGGCACGCTATGAAATACTAAGCGAGTACCAGACGCAATCCACAGGTGCCAGATTAATGCCAGATAATAGACTAGGCTTAGGAAGTGTTTGGGCAAACCTACCAGATGACATTTTTGAATGGTGGCAAAACAGAATAACCGAGCTTTCCAGATCATAATCTGGAAGGCCGAAAACACACCAGAAAAGATCGCTTAACAGCGGTCTTTTTTTTATTCGCCGTACAGCCTGGATTAAGCTGGTTGTGTATATCCATACATTAATCCCACGTTATCCCACTCAGTGACCCGCACAATTGTTCTGGTAAGGTACCCTAGGCTTCTATGTCGATCGGTCGGATCGGGGCGGAGCCTTTCGGGTATACCCCTTATTTTTGGTCGATCGGTCAGATCGCCCTTACACTCAGTTCCCCACCAACATTTACCACAAAAAAATGCAGAGTTAGCAGCAAGTACCTTGACACCACAAAAAAATTTTTTAAAAAAAATACATTGACCTATCCCATATAAGTCCATACGGTAGCAACTAAAATGAAAAAGCCTGAATTTATATCTGAAGAAGTTTACGCGAGTGATTTTACTCGTGGGTCTTTGGACAAGTTTTTTAAGGTTTCTAACATGAAGGTTACGAGTTTTATTGCTAAGTGTGAGCTTTTAGGTTCTCCAGTTCCTTATCGTTCTCCTAAGAGGCATGAGGGTTTTAACGTACATACGAGTAAAGTTTACAGTTGTTCTGAGGTTATTGACCGTGCTTTGTCTGATGGTTTTGAGGTTTTGCCTACACAAAGTGAGGAGTTGCGGCGCACTGAGGGGCAGTTGAAGAGTGACATTAATTTGTTGCGTGCTGAGTTATCTAGGCTTGAGCATCGTCGTGAGGATTTAGGCCGCGTTATGGAGTTTGACGAGATTGCGTTTAGCTTTGGCTTAAAGAATTTGTATAGTGAGCAAGAGATTGTGGCTTCTAGTAGGTTGTATAGCGATCTTGACCGTGTGTGTGGTGTTTATTTTTTGATTAACCTAGGTGAGGTTGTTTATGTGGGTCAGTCTGTGAATGTTTTTTCTCGAATGCGTGAGCATAGCAAATCTAAGAAGTTTGATTCTTATGTTTATATTAATTGTTCTAAGGGAGATTTAGACATTTTGGAGAGTTTGTACATACACGTTCTTCGTCCACCTTTGCAGGGGAGGAGTTCTCAGGGTGATAGTTTGGCGGCTCCTATTAGTTTGTCGCGTTTATTGAAAATGGGGAAGTAGATGCCTAGATACCGTGTTAATTATGGCAATTCTTTTGAGTTCGAGGCTCAAGGTCCAGAGGAGGTTGTTCCTGTGATGCAATCGCGTCATAGGATATCTG